ATGAAAGTGGAACTGAACAATCTCAAACAGGGCCTTTACCTGTTAATGTAGAAGACAGTGGTAATTTACAAAACCAAACTGATGATGTTGGTAAAAAACCTAGGTTTACTACTCAAGAATTTAATTATGATATGTTAAGAAATAATATTGGTGGACTAAATTTACAATATGCCGACTTAAGAATAATAAGAAATTTTGAATCAGCTGAAATTATTGGTTGGGATGATGATAATTTACAATTAATTTTAGGAAATTTTTCTAATAGAACTAATTTCTTTGCACAGCCAGGTACACCTTTACACGAAGAAATAGTAAATCAGAATAGAATACAGGATACATCTCCTTTATCAGAGGGAGATATTTATTTTCATCCTAATATTGTATCGGGTATGTATCTATCGTTTAAGGATTATCCTATAATTGGTAAGAATGGTGAAGACGGAAAAAGTTTTTGGCCAGATACAGCTTTATTAGACCAACAAAATTTAACTACAACATCTTCTGAAGGTACATCTATCATAGCAGATGCAGATATTAGAGGACAATCTTATTATACAAGGCGCGCTTTAAATACACAAACTTTAGAAAGAGCGCAATGGATGGTAAGTGTATTCGAATGGTTTGATAGGTCATTCGCTGATAGAGCTGCGTCTTTCCCAACTCAAAGAACTGGCCGTCCTGAATTTCCATTAGATGCTTTTTATCATTACTACGACCCAACAGGACAAGGAGTTAGTTATGAAGAAGCAGCTTTGAGAGTATGGCGTTCATATTTTGTTCCTTATTATAGAGGTGGTGGGTCGATGAAGTTTGGTGGATTCCCTGATGGTAAACATTTATTTAGACCTAAAAAATTAGCTGACGGACAGTATTTACAATATACAAATTTAAGAACTGCACCTCATCATTATTACAGAGGTACAGATACCGAAGATATAATAAACGCTACAGGTGCTATATCTGATCAATATAAAGACCCATTAGGAGACCCAAATAGATTTGTATCTAATTATCAACATGCTTTAAACGAAAAAGACAAACAAAGTAGAATAAAAGTCGTACCACCAGCTCTTATTAGACAATTTGTTCAACAATATAAAGATTTAATACAAGCCGGTGGTACTGAAGTAGGTAGTACAGTAGGTGCACAAGCCACAGGTTCTAATACAGGTGGTGGTTTATCAACAGCAGAGGCAGAAGTAGTTGCCCCATCGGCTACCGCAACCGCAGGAGCTAGTTACTCAAGTAGTGGAACATCGGGTGGTGGTTCATCAGGCGGCGGTTCGTCAGGTGGTGGCGGTGGATATTAATTATGAGTGGAAGTTTTACTAACGATTTAAGTAGTGTAGTTCCTGATGCAGTTATCATCGAAAAGATGGAACTACGAAATCATAAAGATATAGTCAAAGATATTAAAGACCAAGTGTCAAGTCTTGTGATTCAAGAAAGTTTATATCTACCTGCCTTGATTTGTGAGTTTACTATAATAGATAAAGTAAATTTATTTGAAGACCATCAGTTTATTGGTCAAGAAAAGATAGATATTGAAATACATAAGAAACCTATCGGTGCTGAAGATACAGAAATTTTTACATTTACATTTTTTATTACAGAATTTCCAGCCTATCAGAAAAATTTAGATAAAGACCAACAGAGTTATATGTTAAGAGGTACTACACCTTTTGCTTATCTATCTAAATTTAAGAAAATTTCTAGGTCATATCGAGAAGCCACAGGACTTGAAGTACGAAGATTAACAAATGTAGACCTAGAACACGAAGATGGCTTTGTTGTAAATGGTATTGAGTCGTCAGAGTTTCGTGGTGTATTCACAATACAAGAACCTTTATCAGCTATTGAGTTCATGAGAAAGAATACATACGATGAAAACGGAGCTCCTTTCTTTTTCTATCAGACATTCGATAAACAAGTAAATTTTTCTAGTCTATCTTATCTAGTCGGTGAAACAAATGTACCACTTAATACATATCGTAATCAAAAATCTTTTAAGAATACTCCACAATCTGTAGAGGATTATAAACAAAGAGCTAAAAATTTACTTGATATTAGTTCTACTTTAAATTTATCTAAACTATTTCAAGCCATGGAAGGGGCATATGCTTCTAGAAACATGATGTTAGACTATTCTACTAAAACATTTACAGAAAAAATATATAATTACGCGGCTTTAGATACAACAAATAGTCTTGGTTCATCTAAAGTACTATCTCCATATAGAAGTCTTGGTAATGATTTCAATACTTTAAATAATTTACCTGACGCTCACCAAGAATTTTTAAGTTTAAATTCAGGGGCTTATCCAACATTAAAAAATTATACACAAAGTTTATCTGATAATATAGAAAAATTAAATGCTTATCATTCTTTGTTCTCTACATTCTCACATGAAATAGAATTGATGGGAGATTTTTATCTAAACGCTGGTAAAAAAATTACTATCGAACTACCAAAATCTATTGATGAAGAAATTTATAAGAAATGGAAAGGTGGAGATGTAAATAATTTAACACATACAGATGAACACATGAGTGGAGACTATGTAATTGTATCAGCCATTCATAAATTTGAAAGAAAAGATAGAGATTTTTCTCACATGGTTTCTTTAGAGATAAATAAAGATTCATTCACGATTGATTTGGGAGCTAGATTATAATGGATTTCGTTAGTAATAATTTTACAAACAATGCTTTTAGATGGTTTACAGGAGTTGTAGAAGATGTTCGTGACCCTGAAGAAAAAGGTCGAGTAAAAGTTCGTTGTTATGGTTATCATTCTGACTCAAGAGCCGATATTCCTACAGAAGATTTACCATTCGCCCACGTAATGATGCCTATTACATCAGCGTCTGTTAGTGGTATTGGTCAATCTGCTACAGGTGTCTTGCCTGGTTCATGGGTTGTAGGATTTTTTAGAGATGGAGAAGCTTGTCAAGACCCTTTAATATTAGGAACTATACCTTCGTCTACACCTGCAACAAAGAATCCTGTAGAAACAGGATTTTGTGATAAGTCAGGAGCTAATCCAAGAGAGCCTGGTGAGGTAGATAATCCAAAAGGTTCTCGTAGTGACTATACAGATTCACATTCTTTTAGAACAAAAATGGAAATGTATGAAAAAACTAAAGAAGCTATTTCAGTCGGCCCATTTGATTTAGGACAAGGCCCGATTCGAGAGGCTCGTATTCCTCGAATGAAAGTTTTACGAGATAATAAAGACGATGCTTATTTTGTAAACCAAGAATGGATGACTACACATCCTTTAGTAAATACAAGACCACAATATCCTGATTGTCATACAACGGAATATAAATCAGGCCATACAGTTGAGTATGATGATACACTTGGAAAAGAAAGAATTTTAGATTTACATAAGTCAGGAACATATCAAGAGGTAGATGCCAAAGGAAATAAGACAACTATTGTAAATGGAGATGATTATCAAGTAATATTTAAAGACCATAAAGTTTCTGTTAAAGGTTCTTGTAGTCTAACTGTTGATGGAGATTGTAGAACAAAGATAAGAGGCAATCATCATCTAGAAGTAGAGGGAGATTATTCAATGTATGTACACGGAAGTGTATATAAAAAGATTGGCTTATCAGAATTTTCTGAAATAAGTTCAGATGTTCAGGAAAATATCAATGGTAAAGTTACTAAACGAGTTGGTAAATCTCAAAGATTATTAATTAACGAAGATTATAACGTAGAAGTAGTTAATGATCAGAATATATCAGTAGGTGTAAATAGAGTGACTGCTGTACATGGTGATGACCGACTTGTTGTAATAGGAAATTATACTCATGGGGTAAATGGTGTATTAATCCAAACATCTACAGGTAATATGGTACTTGATACTACAGCTGAAATGAAACTAGATGCACCTACAGGAAGTATAGACTTCCCCGCTGGAAATATTACATCTAATAATGTAAGACTTCATACTCACGAACATACACAACCAAATACAACAGCTGATGCTACAAGTCAAGGTAATACTAACGCACCCGTTGGTGGAACATAGGAGATAAGATATGGCATTACAATGTGATTTAGATTTAGGTTTAAAAGCGTTAGAAGATAAAAAGAAAGCGTTAAAAGATAAACTTTCTAATTTATCTGACGTAAGTGGATTAGCTGATGTCAAGGCCGCAGCTGATGAACAACTACAGGCATTGAAAGATGCCTTACCTGAAATACCTGAAGTTCCTGATTTCCAAAAAGATTTTGATGATTTAAAGACAGAACTATTATCAGGATTTACTAATCCATTAGAACAAAACGAAAAATTAAATAATTTAAAGAAAAATTGGGGTAAGGCTGTAGATAATATAGATGAGATATTAGATGTATTACAAAACCCTTTAGAATTATTAAAGATAGACCCATGTGCTAAACCTGACCCAGCAAAAGGTGACATAGTAATTCCTGATATATCAAAAGAAGCTGATGGAAGTAAAAAAGAAAAACCTCTAGTGGCCAAAGATTTAACTGAAACAGCCCCTGAAATGGAGAAAAAATCTGAACCACCTGTAAAGGCTGAGGAGAGTGAGATAATTGTAACACCATCAACACCACCTAAAAAAGCTACTAGAATACCAAAACCTGTTACAAGACCACCAGCAGGAACAGATGTGAGATATTTTGAAGTAGCAAAAGCAGAAATTTTAGATGAGTTTGATGAAATGATTTATGAGATAGATGAATTAAGTCAAATAAGAGCTTCAGAAATAATATCACGCATTCAATTAAAAAATCCATATAATGAAGCCTTAACTAATTCAATACCAAGAGAATATCAAGAACGAATGGAACAACTTGGTAAGGCAAAAGAAAATTATTTTTTAGAAAATCCTGATATAGCTGTTCCAAAACCAATAGATGATTGGTATGTTTCTACAACAAGAATAAGAGGTTTAGATTTATTAGTAAAAAATATACAAACTGTAGTAAGTTTTATTACTGTATGTAACGCATGTGGTAATTCATTTAATTTTGGAGACATGACTAAATTAAATTCAAACGGTATTTTAAAATCTCAAACAGAATTAGATATATCTAAACAAGTAATGTTTAATCATATCCGTACTGAACTTTTACCTATAACTTCTGACGCTGAAATGGTAATACCACCTTCAAAATTATTAGAAAATGTTACTAGATTAAATCGTCCTATTATAGATTATGTAGATGGAGATTTTTATTCAGCGTTTAAGTATACAACATATAGTCTTACTGATATAATTCAAGGTAATTTTTCTAATGTCGATGATATTTACTCTGACATATATAGTGTAGTTCTTGATTATTTTTATGTACATTCAGACAAAATGATTATAAGACAATCTAAATTTAGAAATATTCCAAAAAGTAAATGTCAATTATGGGCTAAAGAAGATTTATTACCTACACAACTTGGTGGTAATTTAACTAATGAACTTACTCAATCACAAATGGACGCTCAGTTAGCCATGTTCTCTCAAGAAAACTTTGAACCACACTATATGTATAATAGAAATGTACCTGGCGGTGGTAGAGTATTTGTAGAAACTTACGAAGACCATGAAATTTATTCTAAACAAGGCTATACTCACTAAAGTTTTTCATATAAATAGTTGGTATGAGTAAGGCATTATCAGACTTAAATAGTAGTTCAAATGTAGTTGTACCCGATGAAAAACTATCGGCGGATTTAGATTTAGGTTTTACTATACATCCTAATTTAAATGACATAAGACCACTAAAAGATTTAGAAGCTATTAAACAGTCTGTAAAAAATTTGGTTTTAACAAATCAAGGTGATAGACCTTTCCAACCTGAAATAGGTGGTAATGTTACTAGATTATTATTTGAACCAGCTGACCCATTTGTTATATCAGAGTTACAAGAAGAAATAAAAGCAGTAATTGAAAGAGAAGAACCACGAGTTAATCATGTTGCAGTTAGGGTGGATAACAGAGATGACATAAATTCTCTTCATGTAGCTATACAATTTAATGTAGTTGGTAAAACATTACCGGCTAGTATGAGTTTTTACCTAGAGAGGTTAAGATAATATGTCAACACAAGTTAATACAACGGAATTAGATTTTGACCAAATAAAGAAAAATCTAAAAGATTATTTTAAAAGAGAAGGTGGTCAATTCAGAGATTATGATTACGAGGGTTCGGGATTAAATAATCTTCTTGATATATTAGCTTATAACACTCACTACAATGCGGTCAACGCTCACATGGCCATGAACGAATCTTTTCTTGACTCAGCACAAGTTCGTGGTAACGTAGTATCCAGAGCTAAACTTCTTGGATATACACCAAAGTCTATAACAGCCCCAACTGCTTTAATTAATGTTACGTTTAGTCGTAGAGAGGGTGGTACAGAACAATCTTTAACATTACCTCGTGGTACAAAGTTTACATCTATTATTGATGAAGTGGCTTATACATTCGAAACAACTGCAACTGTAAAATCTACAGTTGAAGATGGATATTTTAAATTTACTGATTTAGAAATAGCTGAAGGTTCTACTCGTTCAGAAGTTTATACTATCGATAATAGTTATGACCAAAGATTTATTATTAATGCTAAGAACGTAGACACAAGTACTTTACTAGTTGAAGTATTTCCTAATTTAAATTCAGACCAAAGTAAAGAAACATACGAAAAATTTTCAGAGTTTCCTACAGTAGATGGTTCTTCTAGAATATATTTTCTTGATGAAAACTCTGATGGTAACTTTGAAATAAGATTTGGTAATGATTTATTTGGTAAAAGACCACAAGCTTCAGGTAGAGTTCAGATTAGTTATCTAGTTACTAAAGGCCCTGTTACAAATGGTGCAGTTGCTTTTAGATATAAGACAGGACAAGCTAATATCGACGCCCAAGTAAATACAGAAAATATTCGTATTACTACATCGAGTAGGTCAGCGGGTGGAGCTCTTGCCGAAGATATTAACAGTATTAAGTATAACGCACCACTTTCATTTATAGCCCAAGAAAGGGCTGTTACCTCTGATGATTATAAGTCATTAATTATGAAAAACTTTAGTGGAATAGACACAGTTGCAGCTTGGGGTGGAGAGACCGAGACTGTTCCTGTATTCGGTAAAGTTTATATTTCAGTTAAACCTACAGCGGCTGAGTTTTTAACCGCTGGTCAGAAGAGAGATATATTACAATACTTACAAGGTAAGAAAGTTGTAGGTATGACACCCGAAATAGTAGACGCGGAATATACATACATTTATTATCAACTATTTTTTAAATATGACCCAAGTGCGACTACTATTTCAAAAGGTGGATTAGAAGCTATTGTTAGACAGACACTACAAAATTATAATTCAGCTAGATTAAATAACTTTGATGGTGTGTATCGTCATTCTAATTTCTTATCATCGATAGATTCATCTAATAATGCTATATTAAATACAACAGCTCGTGTATTTGCTTATAAAAAATTAGATATAACTACTTCAACAGCTGATGTACACGTGGCTGAATTTGATTTTCAATTAGATGGTGATGTTAATCAAACTCAATCAATGATTACTACTACACCATTTTTAGTAAATGGAAGGTCTACTAGATTATTTGATAGACCAATTGCTGGTGATGATTCTAAAAGAGAAATATATTCCGTAAGAAGTTTAATATCAGGAGATACAAGTGCTACTGAAACTGCTAATATTGGATTTGTAACACCAGGCACAGGTAAAATAGAAATAAATAATTTAGTTCATGACAATAACGAAACTATAGAAATACAAGTCAGGCCATCTTCAGATGATATTATTTCTCAAAAAAGAAAAATTTTACAAATTGATGTGAATAAATCTACGATAGTCGGAGATATAGATAATATTTCAGTAGCTGGTTCTTCAGGACTATCAGATTATAATACATTTAATAGGGATTAATCATGGCACATAAAGGAACTGAAACATTTGCTCTTCGTCCTCATGTAGAAGAGGCAGCTGGTATAGGAGATTTAATTCCTGATCAGTTAAGGCAAGGTGCTAAAAACTTTATAGATTTATTAACAGAATACTATTCGTATCTAAACGAACACGGACAAGTATCTTCTATTTCTGTATTAACGCCAGGTAATGCAAATACGTTAGATTGGACAGACTTAAATCAATCAAATGAAAACATTGGTTTAAAACTAACTAACTTCACACCATCTGATTATAACCAATTATTTGTACGAAGTCAAGAAAATAAAGATTTATATATTGGACAAGCAGATTCAAACTTTATAATTACTAAAACAAATCCTGTAGAAGAGGGTGTATTAATAAAATCATGGGTAATGTCTGATACTACAGGGTTATCTGCAGGTGATTATGGTACGATAGATTTCTATGATAAAAATTATAACAATGATATTACAGATATAAACAGAATTGGTAGTAGAACTGATTCTGTAAATGAAATACAATTCATCGGAAACCCAAGTGGAACATTAACACCAAACAATGATTCACCTACACAGTTTGCAAAAGGTAAAATAATCCCTGTTTCGGTTACACAAGCTTTAGTCCCAACTGAAACTGTGTTTACTACATTTACAAATATGGAAGTAGTAGGTGGATATGGTAAAGGATTAACAGTTGATATTAAAGTTGAGGGTGGTACTGTTACTGAAATTAAACCTAACAAACCTGGCTTTGGTTATCAACTTGGTGATGTATTACGACTTAAAGATAGAACATTAAGTTTCTTATCTTTCGAAGTATCTAATCTTTTATCAGCTCCTAGTAATGTTGTAAGACGTGTACTTGGTGAACATGATATTGATAAGACTTCTCAAGAATACCTTGACCGTATACAGAAAGAAATAGCTTCGAGTATACCTAACGCTAAACTTTTAGATAGAAAATCTCTTTACAAAAAGATTGTAGAGTATTATAATACTAGAGGTAGTGAAGATAGTATTACATCATTCTTTAAAATATTCTTTAATGAAGCTGTTTCGGTTACCTATCCTAAAGACCAATTATTAATACCTTCAGATAATATATACGCTGGTTCTTCTGTAGTATCTCCTACAAAAGAGAAATATTTTTATAAAAAATCATTTGACAATTTTAGACGTATTCATATATTAAGAAACGAA